CCGGGATGTGGTTTTGATAGGGAAAGCGGCTGAAAGGAACTGGACGGCCGCTGCGTGGAGGCTCGAGCGGAAGTACGATCGATGGCGCCGGAGGGACAAGCTGGACCTTTCCCATTCGGGGGCCGTGGGAGTGATAACTCACCAGGCCACGCCGGATGAGATGGCGTTCTTCAAGGATAACTTCGGGGTGCTTTTCCCGGACTTGAAGGGTCAAGTGATGGACGAGCCCGAGGCGCTGCCCGAGGATAGCGAGGACGGAACGCTCGAGGATTTCTTAGACGATGATTGAGGAGGCTGGGAATGCAGGATTATGCGAGGAGAGAGTACAACGGGCCTAAGAAGATCAACTTCGGTACGAAGCTTTGGTTCGGGAAGCATAAGGGCTACACGATCCACTACGTTCTGGAAGATGACCCGAGCTACCTGGCTTGGTGTATCGAGAGCATTGATGGGTTCGCCGAGCATCTTGTAGATGGAATCGACGCGAAGATCGAGGAAGCCTGCGCAGAAGCGAACAGGTCGGCTAGTAGGGTACGGGAATGAAGGATCTGAGGACTTAAATGGTCACCTACCGAACCGTGGCGGAAGCCCTGCGCGATTACAATCCGACGCTGTACTTTGCCGCCACGGGCCACCGGACGCATCGCGGTAAGCCCCTCGACTTCGTTCATAACCCCTTTATCGTTCGCCTATATCAGGATCTCAGCCCATACATTTGCGTCAAGAAGTCAACGCAGTGCGGAGTCAGCGAATGGCTTCTGTGCGTTGTCATCCCTGGGGCAATCCAGGGCAAGAATATATTCTACGTTCTGCCGGACTACGGCCTGGTCAAGCGCTTCGTCATGGAGCGGTTCGACAAGACTATGCAGTTTACGGCCGCCTACTCGCGAGTCCGCGCTGATGAGCGCTTCAACCGCGCCTCCTCCGTTACCCTCAAGCAGATAGGCCCAGGAACGATCAGCTTCGCCGGCTCCACGGTAGAGAACGCCTTCCTGGAGTTTGCGGCCGACTGGTACGTGGTTGACGAGTTGGACCGCTGCGATCAGGGTAACTTGACCATGGGTTGGGAGCGGCTTTCGAACGCCGAGGAAGGCGACCGGCGCGAGATCAAGGTCAGCAATCCCTCGATCACGGGGTACGGAATCGACGCGGAGTACGCCGATTCTGATCAGCGCCAATGGCACATCAAGCACGATTGCGGGGCCTTCGTTCAGCCCGACTTCTTCAAGCACGTCATCCGACAGGTCGATCAGGATATCTTCACCTACGCCGATAAGGACTTCGACCCGGCTTCCGGCCAGGACTGCAAGCTGATCTGCGATCACTGCGGGCGCCCGATAGACCGCCGCGGCAAGGGCGAATGGGTCGCCCGGAATCCGGGGCATGCCCACCATGGCTACGAGATATCCAAACTGTTCTCGGCCAAGGTCCGCCTGACCGATCTGGTAGAGCGTTACCAGGATGGGGAGCATGATCCCGAGGCTATGGTGCGATTCTACAACGGCGACCTTGGGCTGGCTTACGATGCCCCCGGAGCCAGGATAGCGCTCGAGCAGCTCACGGAATGCCTTGGGAATTACCGGATGGGCCAGGTCCCGGAGGATGGCGTATGCGTGGCCGGATGCGATGTTGGCTCGCTTTTCCATCTCGTGATCGGGCACATCACCTACGGCCGTACAGGAATTCGGCTGGTAGACGCCAAGGAGCTGCGAACGCCGGAAGAAGTGCTCGAAGTGCTTAGGCAGTACAAGGTCAACACGTTCGTGATCGACGCCATGCCTGAGACTCGCGTCTCGAGGGCGATTATTCATAGAGTCAAGAATGGATTCGTGTGCTATTATTCGAGGGGTCACAAGGATATGGTCAACAAGGAGCACATCGTGACGGTGGACAGGACGGCCGCCCTGGACAGCGTTAAGGTCGCCTACGGCACGAAGGCCCTCCAGCTTCCGCGCGAGATGGCGAACGTGCCCAACTTCTTTGACCATACCGTTGCTTCGACGAGGATATTCAACCCACAGGCCAATGGCGGTGAGGGTGAATACCTTTGGGTCAACGGGTCGAAGCCGGATCACTATTTCCATGCAACCGGGTATATGCTTACTGCGGCCAGGCTGCTAATGTTGACGAGGAGGGCCTAATGTCGAATGAGAATGGCAAAAAGGAAGTAGCGATCCTGGAGAAGCCCGGAAGCATGCAGGTGGAGAAGATGATGGCCGTGGGTGCCGACGAGGCCGTAGGGACCGGGAATCTTCCTCCTCAGCTGAACGTAGACCCCCTCATGCAGCGGGGTCTTAACGTTTACCACGTATCCCAAATCCTTCGGTACTCAGCGGTGGACAAGCAGGGCAACCGAAAAGGCGCCGGCATCGACTACCCGTTCTTCGTGCTTACGATTCCTGAGCGCGTCGATATTGCCAGGCTGTGCTCGCCGGTGTTCGGCGTCATCACGGGGCGTCAGCAGCGCATTTCATCGATGGGCTGGAAGATCACCCGCGACTCCAAGATAAGCGATCGCCTCGCGGCCGAAATGAAAGACGCCTATTCGATCTGCAAGGAACACGCCGAGCTCGCCCGAGGCGGGAACTATCAATCGGCAGGGATAGTGCTCAAGTGCCTGGCGTTACTGCGAAAGCGATTGCCGGACCTGACACCCGACCTTTCCAATTTCCAGCGGAGCCTCTTACGCTGGAGTAGGCGCATTAAGGCTGATGCCGAGGACCGCTGCTCAGAGATTGAGGAATGGATGGCGCATCCGAATGAAGAGGACACGCTCCCGAACCTGACTAAGAAAATGGTATTTGATCTGCATGTGCATGGCGGGGTGGCCATGTACAAGAAGGAGCTGAACGGTGTACTCGAGAATATCTATTCGCTTCCGGGGGGTTCGGTTAACCCGATCCGAGGCGTCACGGTGGGCGAAGCGGTGGCCTTTTGCCAGATCGTTGACGGCATGCAGCCTCAGCTTTACTACGGTGATGAGCTTTCATACCTTTGGTACGCGCCTCGCACCGATAATTCCTATGGCCAGCTCCCCCTTGAGGCACTGGTTAACAAGGTAGCGGAGATCCTGCTGTTTGATCAGCGCGCGGCCGAGATGGCCGATGGTACGAAGCCGCCTGAGAAGCTCTTGGCGTTCGGAGAACAGGCCCCGTTCGGGGCGCTAGGCGAGGGCATGGATATGACAGTTCCGCTCGATACGCCCGAACAGAAGAGAATCGAGACGCTGGTGAACGAGGCCCGCAAGGAAGGCATCCGCATTATTTCCGGGAAGGGCACTCCGATCGCGGTGGACATTTCCAGGGCCGATACGTTCGGGTATCAATCCGAGCGCTCGAAGCTCGTTCGCGAGGAAGTCGGCCTAGTCTTCGGAGCTTCACCGCAAGAGATGAATTTGAGCGGGTCCGAGAATACTTCCGGCCGCTCAACCTCCGAGACTCAGGAACGTTACGATAAATACAAGGGCATATTCCCGATTCTTCAAACCCTCGAGGAGTTCTGGAACCACGATGTGATTCCGTTCCGTTACGGTACGGGCTACAGCATGGCTTACGAGTCCGACGTAAGCGAGGCCGAGCAGGTCAAGCTCCGGGCCGAAAAGCTCCAGTCCGGGCTCTATTCGACGAATGAGATCCGGATCAAGGACATGGGCGAGGACCCGTTCGACGGACCCGAGTTCGATAAGCCCATGGCGGCGCAGCCGAGCGCGCTGGGATCGGATGGCAACCCGATGGCCATGCGGAGCGTAGAATGAAGATCCTGCCGGTCACGCCAGCCGAGGTCTTGGAGCTTTCAGGCCCGATGGTGGCCGAGCTTCGAGAGGTATTCCAGGACATGGAAGCGCGCGCTCAGTCGGCGCTATCGAAGGGCGCCAGGGACGGATTGAGTCCCGAGGCGCTTTTAGATTTTGTAGACTCGGCCCTTAAGGGACCGATCGATAAGTAGGAGGGCGTCATGCCGGAGCCGACTAAGGGTGAGAGTCGAGAGGATTTCGTGGGGCGCTGCGTTCCCGCAGTGATGGGCGAAGGCGTCGATCAGGATGCCGCGGTAGGGAAATGTGAGGGGATTTTCGATTCCCACGTCGCCAAGGCTCAAGGCGCGGTCAGGAAGGCCATTTCCGAGCCGAAGCCCGCCGGACCCTTCACCGGAGCTACCACGGCTGCCCAGGACGGGCACAAGCATGCCTACGCGGTTGACGCTTCGGGAAACGGAAAGGCCGCCGGTTCCGGCCATGTCCATGAAATCGCGGGCTGGCTGGTCGGGATGACCAATGGGCATACTCACCTGCTCGATCGCGTGATGCAGGGCGCCGCGGTGGAGAAAGAGCATGGAATGGGCGCCGCGGAACGGATCAAGACGGCGATCGACCATTTGAACGAGCACCCGAACTATTACCGGGTTCTCGAGTCCGTCGGCCTTTCGATGACGGGCGAAGTGTTTCACGAAGATGTTTCACGTGAAACAGCGACCGAAGTGGAGAAGGCCATGCCGATCGGCGCCACGTCGGAGCGAAAGGACGGGACCTACAAGAAAGTCGGAGCGAACGAGTGGAAGATTGTATCGCCCAAATCGTCGGAGCAGAAAGGGAAAGAAGCCGATCGTGCAAAGGCTGATAAAAACGAAGCTGATAGATCGCTTCTCCAGGAACTCGAGGGTACCGATAAGTTCGGGGAACTGTTTAAAAAATACCAAGAGAAGCATAGAAAGCGTCCTACCAGTTCCGAGTTGGCTGATTTTGCCAGGGAGCAGGGAGTTACGGGGAAAAAGCCTACCGTTGGCAAATTGTCTGAAACCCCTGGATGGGAAAAGAGTGAGTTCGGAGTCCCGATCAATAAAACCGAAGAGCATAAAAAACGGTTAATAGAAACCCTTTCCGATGTGGAGGAAGGATCGCCTATTACTATTTCATTTGCTGGGAAGAAGGCAACAGGAAAGTTCAACTGGATTGATAGAAAGGATCAATCAGACGGGCATCGGAATATCAGCATAACCGAACCGGATGGAAGAACTCGGGTGATCCTTTCTCAATTTATTACTGATATTTCGCCGGTCGACTCCGGTAAGGAATAGGTATATGCCTGGACTACTCCGTAATGTGGCCAAGCGGCACGGAAAAACGAATATTCGCGGCGCGCGCTATGAGGATGTGATTTCCGAGGTCATCGACTTCAATACCCGAAAAGTGCAAAGCCGTCTTTACGAAGGCGAAACGAAGCGGACTCGCGAAACGGCCAGGCTGCGATCGCCGGACGGTAAGCGGGTCGTTCTGCCTCCGCTGGACGAGGTTTTACCGCCCGAAGCGGTGAGTATCCGGAAGGCAGCTGATTCTGGGAATCTGATCACGGATACCATCCGAGAACGTCTTTCCCAGGACCTTCGCACGGCGCTTCTCGAGGAGCGGAAAAGCGGTAAGCCGCTGTATGTCCAGGGCGCCGGGAAGCAGGCCGGCCGGTTGAATCCCGAGGTAGTCCAGAGCTTCGAGGCCCGAATCACGGATACGTTCGATTCTTACTGCCGCCGGACTCGGAATCGAGCCGGCGGTTATGATATGCCGAAGAACCTGCATCAGATCGCGGTGACTGAAGTAGGGTCCGCCGTTTCAGAGTTGAAGCACGGCTACACGAAGCGGATACTCGCCCTCAACGAGGATCTGATGGCCGTGAAACACTGGAAGCATTATTCCGGGCTATCGAAGCAAATACGGCCGCATCATCGGCTGATGAACGGGAAAGAGGTCGCGATCGACGAGCCGTTCCAGGTTCCTTTGTGGATAAAACGGCAAGGAAAGTGGGTTGATACCGGCCAGGTCACGTACATGCAGCACCCCCATGACAAAGATGCTCCGGCCTCCCAGGTGATCAGTTGCCATTGCGGAGCCGAGTATATCCTTAAGCGGAAAGAAGCTGGCACAGTCAGTTGACGGCTAAAGGTTCAAGTGATAGTCTGGAGGCACCATGGATAGCGTAGCTGGCGGAGACGGGACGAAGATTTCTCTTCACTTTCGGCAGTACCAGGATAAAGACGGCGCAGCCGGAATAGAGAAAGCGATAGGCGGACATAAGCACCGCTATCTGTGCGGGATCGCGACCGGCCTTAAGCAGGACGGGAATGGCGAGCGCGTTACCGAAAACTGTCTGGCGGACATCATCCGGCAAGCCGAGGCTAAGGATGTGCTGCTTTACGCCGACATTCATGGCATCAAGGAATCCCAGGACATCGGAATTCTTGATAGCTTCAAGGTGCTGCCGGATGGCGACTGGTATGTCGAGTTCCGGCTTTACGACGAAACCGACGGAATTTCGCCTGAGAAGCTCGGAACGATCGATACCATTTGGAAGCAGACCATGGGGATCGCGCCGTACACGAAGCCTCGGAAAAAGGGGTTCTCGATCGAAGGGACCCTCCCGAAGGATAAAATCGTTTTGCGGCAGGAAAAGCAGGTTCTCGATGGGATTAACCTCGAGGGTGTGATTCTCGTTCCGCAGCCGGCATACGAGGATTCGATCGCGGCCGGCGTCTACAAGGCGCTTGGAATCGAGCCGCCTTACGTCTATCAAAACGAAATCAAGACCATGCTCACTGAACGGGCCAAGGCCAAGGAAGCAGACCGGACTTATTCGGAGGCCAGATGGGATCTCGAGTCCGCCCGCGACGAGCTGATCGAGAAGCTCATGAAGTCGAATTCCGATGACAAATCGGGTCGGCTTCGTGCTATATTCCAGGAATACGGGGAATGCATGGCATCCCTAGTTTTAGAAAATGCGGCGCTCTTCGGGGCCGACGACCAGGATGATGAAGATGGGACGGATGAGCCAAGTGCTTATTCTGCCGAAGACTCT